CGACAGAGGAACTTACTGCTTTACTCTATTGAGCAAAATCAATCGACTTCACTAAACACAGATCGAGCCAAAATGTCAACGAGAGACATCACTTGGTTCACAAAGCGTGCGGACAAGCTGAAGGGAAAACTCATTTCTAAACACAAGAAAGAGATCCCATTAGCTTCAGATGCCCGTAGATTCGTCCAGAAGAATATGGACATGGTCTACGTTGGCGTCCGCAAAGGCCACTCGCACAGAGCAGCAGCGACCGAAAGGAATACTGCTACAGAGACCATGCTAGATGTTGTGTCACGTCGTGGTTATGTCCCTTATGTCATCTCGCCATCCCCGCGCGAGAAAGGCGTCGACGGTCACAGAGGGTTCCATACTCTCGCAGATCTCCGCCAAGACTATAAGAACGACAAAATCACCAAGAACCACATGATCGTCATGACTGATGTAGACTATTATGTCGACATGCACGAAATGATGAGTTACGGCGTCCCAATTCTTTGCTACACCTTTCAACCTAGCAAAGTTTCTGGGCCCGTCAAGGATGGATTCTACACCATCAAGGACAACATGATTCACTATCGTGTTAATGGTGGTAAAGACGTGTCTCATCGCACATGGAACTATAATCAGGATACAGTTTACACCTACGATCCTGTGACTAGACTCTGGCCCACAATCCGGAACAAGATCCATAAATCAATCGGAATTGACTGGGCATGTGCAAAGCTTACAAAGAAATTCGGGATTGGACCCGGTGGACGGAAGATCACCGTATCGACCATCGACCAATTCCAACTTAGTGAGCATCGGAACATTGTCTCAATTGTGCCTTTTGCGAGGTGCAAGGAGAATTTGATCCCACTGTGCAAATTTGGGGCCCAGCTCGAGCAGACTGTCTACAAACAACCAGGCTCTGCTGCCCCGGCCACCAATGCCATCACCTACATCGGGGATGAAGGCCCAGAAATAAGTTTGGGCGAGGAAGGCAAGTATGCTAGCGTCGCTTTGCCACTCAAAACACTTGAATGCCTCCGCACCGCATTCAACCTCTCGAAAACGAACAATCTCTCGGATACTGTTCGTCGCTCGAAGGTCGACCACCACGATGCTGCTATAATACATCAGTTTCTCGTGAGTAGTTCTTCTCTTCAAACTGTTGAAGTGCACAAGCCAGGAAACTTGGCAGTACACTATCAGTCAGCCATGAAGAAACACGACCTAGATCCCTACGAGCAGGGAAAGACGTATGCCAGAGACTACGCTCCCGGACCCCTGTCCCAGACAGCTGTGTTCCCAACGGAGTCATTCTCTAACGAGCGGGCTACAGTCGAGGGGAGAATAACCACGCCGCAGAAGAAAGCGAAATCTACGTTGAAAATCACTGGTGCAACCAAGAATTACGCCAGAGAATTCGTCAACCTGATGGTGCCACACAAGAAGATAAGCAAAGGAACACCATATTCCGTTGCTCATGTTGAGGCCCATCAACAGAAACCTCTTCAGCGCGCCCGCAATGACGCTAATAGGATGCACGATGCTTTCGACATGATCACGAAAGCGTTCCAGAAGAAAGAAGCATATAGTGG